TAGTTGACAATCGGCATGGTGCTGCCCCCTTATTCTTCGCCGCCGGGCTTATCGGGGATGACGTCAAGGCTGCCATCGAGGCTGTAGCGCAGTACGTTGCACGTTTCCCCGTGGCGGTTTGTGACCTTCGCCCAGTCGCGCTTGATGGGGACGCCCGCCTTCTTCAGCTCGCTGATGCGGCTTGCAAGGCGCAGAATGCCGAGGTCAAGCAT